ACCCTTAAATTTGTAATTTACAAGCTCTCCGTTTGAATTATTAAATGAGAGTATAATGCCATTCTTACGAATTGAAGTAGGTATTATGGCAATAGCTGTCGATAACCCATAAGCGTACTGGTTTGGATAGTCCGTATCTACGTTGATAACCATGCCGTTGTTGGATACAATTATTTCAACAGTGTAGCCATCTGAATTCTTTATTATGATTTGTGACTTGTGATCGTCAACAACAATCGGATCACTATTTGCATCCAACCATGCCGCAAAAGTTGCGTTTTCTTGCGGTGCCCAGATGTCATTTGTAGCTGGAGATGTTGGTGCATCGTCTGCCGAAAATGCAAATCCTTTGAAATTCCAGTTCGAATTATACATTTTGTACTTAGCAACAGCATCGTTAAAATACTTTGTAAACTCCGCTTGAGAAGCCTGCACGAGTAGGTTGTTGATACCTGTTTTATAAAGCACACCGTTTTTAACGATCATTGCAACCTCTGATCCGTCAAGTATTGGCAGTTCGTCAACCGTGATAATATCTTGTTCTTCGCGTCCGTCGATCATATCTTAAATGTTTAAATATTTGTCATGACTAATTAATACTCCAATACCATCAGTAAGCACAATGCCACCAATGGTGTACACCCGGCCTTTTGCTACCTCGTCAATTATCTCAAATTCATTAAGCTCAAATGTTGAGTCGTTACTTGAGTTATCTGTACCCAGGAGCGATGGCGTAGCACCATTTATAGTTGCTGTATCCTCATCAATTGTAACGTACTCATCGTCGATAATTGCAGCGGCCTCGGTATCATCTTCATAATAGCTTATCGCCATTGTAAACCACTGACTAAGCGGAATGCTCGCGTTTGGTATGTATTGTTTTTGGCCTATACGCAAGCCTTGTGCTTCCATTTTCACTGTTACATGAGCTAATTGCAGCAGGCTAAGGATATCGCTCAACTGGGCAATTTTAATGCTCATTATGATGGTACATGGTCGCACCAGGTAACTATCCGGAATTGTCATTGTGGTACTCGTAAAGGCGGCAATGCTTTCGATCTTTTCAACGCGAGCCGAGTTGGCAATAATCATGTTTCCATTTTGCGCACGGGTTTGATTTATCACAAACTCCTGGGCAAAAAGGCTACCGCGAACACTCAACTCATCAACCTCAGCTCTCGATTTACCGTCCGGATCTTTACCAATTCGATAGCCACTTGTTCCGGCCTGGTAATCGTCGCTTTTTACTTCATCGGCCTCTAATGTTCCTGTAACTTTAACGCCTGCAGCATTGGTTTCTATTTTAACCTCGTTATCGTAGTAGGCTTTAACAGCTCCGCCAAGCTCCAGTACATTGTTTCCGTTTGCGTCTTTTATCGTTGCCGGGGCTTGTAATGTCGTACTTACCGTTGTTCCACCACCTCCGCCGCTACTAGATCCGCCTGACGATGAACTCGAGTCTTCTTCATAGCTTACCGAAAAGCCGGCTAAGTCATTGGTCAATATTTGAACATACTGACCGGAAATAGTCTGCATTGTGTCGTCGTAGCTTATACCTGTTTCAAGTAACCTGATATTGCCACCTGCAGCATGAGTAATAATCAAATTCATTCGTGGCACGATATCGGCAAATGCACCCTCGTAAGCGATACGCGGGCTCCGCTGTATGCTTCCATAGATTCGACCGATTAGCTCAGCCCATCCGTAATAGCTGGTTGTTGCAGATCTAAATAACCTGGCTGAAGTACCGTCTGCTCTCAGTATCCCACCACGATAAATAACCGTGTTATTCGAGATATCAGGAACAACGCCGATGTTTAAATCGATATCGTCAGGTACGTTATTATTCTGATTGCTGTTTAATACAGTTAATGCTTGTGAACCAGCATAAGAGTCCTCTTCATCGGCTAACAACTCAACACTAACATCTGCATATACACACCCGTCAGCAACCTGATTTGGATCGAACGCTTCTAATAATTCAATAACTAATTTCCCGGATACAGGAACCTCGTTCAATATCGGAGACCATGATTTTAAATTATCCTCTACCTCATCAAGACTAAAAGCACCTGTTTCGGTCGTTGAGCGATACGACTTACCGATTGTTATCGCAAACCGGTCAGTGGTCCAGATATAGTCAACCTCTTCTGTTTCCGAATTATCAGATGATTTGATGTAATAAACCTTCGAGTCATCACCAATCAGCTTAATTCGCATCATCATGAAAAGACTAATACCATCGTCACCGATAAGCCCGTATTTAAGGCTTAATTTTATCGATCCATTACCTTGATTGATTCTTATTCCATCGTGAATTAATCCATCATTTGGCGGGCTTGCTATTTGCGTTCCTTTCAGATATACAAAAACATCGCCATCTGAATTTAAGGATCTCACATAAGCAGTTGTATTATTTTCAGTCCAGTACTTTAATGATCCGCCCTTTACTTGGGTGAAATCTCCATTCTTCAAAAGATTGTCAACATAGCCGTAGTCTTGATTGATTAAGAATTTCTTAAACGCTGGTAATGTATTCTTATCAGCTTCACCTTCAATCCACCAGCTGCTCGAATCCTCTACCGTTATTGCAACGGTTCCTTCGCTTACTATATCGCCGTTTAAATACTGGTTAAACGTTATTTCACCACCGGCAGGGAGGAGTGTATAAGATACAATCCACCACTCTCCATTACGCTGTTGTAATCGATGTCCATGCAGTATTTGGGTAAGTACTTCGAAGCAGCTAAATCCTTCAAATACGTCCATGTTTATTTTATGCTGTTCAAAGTAATCGGTTCCTTCTACCTGAGCAGTTTCTTCAAAGTCAGTAGCCGTATTCAGCGTAAGAGTCAAACCGGTTTTCAATAAGATAAGTTGGAGCAGCTCCAGTAAACTCATTTCTCCGGAATACGCTTCTTCTTCATCATCGACAAAGTCAACGTCTGATAAAAATCCGAGCATGTCATAGGCTGTAAATTCGATTCCGTATGGTGCCGGTATTAGCGGTTCTGAATAGCTATCTGGCTCAACAAAGCCCTGCCAAAACAGATCTCCTCCTTTGTAAATTTCAATAAGATGTTTACTGGCATCAGCATCAAACAGAAAAGCCAATTCTCCATCTATTTCCGCATCAACACCAATAGTCACCTGAGAACCATATACGATTGGAATATCGTTGCTCGAGTCGCCCCATTCGAACTGACAACCTGAATTTACACTATTGCGAACGGTGGACGAACCGGAATAACCTTCCTGCTTCAGCCGAATAATCGTCTCAATCGCGTTTATATCGCGATAATGCCACTCATATATTGTTCCGTAAGCCATTCTCTAAAATTTAGGTTCTCTCCAAAACAGCACGCCGTCCCATGCTCCTTTAACACCTGCCACGTAATCCAGCCATTCGCATTTATGATCTTTGCTAAAGGCGTCGGTTATTTCTTTACCTGGAGCCAAAATCAGCACAATGATCAAAAAACCAATAATGCTTCCTTTACGCCCCCAGTTAAAGGCTTTTCGATAGTGTAATATTTTATCATCCGCCCATTGCATGCTATTTCCCGTTGCGTCGTTGATATTCTTTTTCGCCAGCGACAAAGCTCAGGTAAATGTCTCCCTTTCGCAATCTGGTCGTTGGGATCATGGTTTGCACCACAACTTGTGGTTCCGCTGCAGTTGATTGTCCCATATTCGACGAGTGCCGTGGATCGGTACGCCTCAGGATCTCTTCTCCCGAATTCACACGAGCTAACACCTTGTCGCCGCTAAACGAGTTACCGGGAACAACACCACCACTCCAGAACGAGGGGATTGCAGCAAAAGCTGCCCCTATGGTTGCAATAGCAGATGCAATAAATCCGGGCATTGTAAATACAGCAGCTGGACCAGTGCCTGCAGCGCTCTCTGTTGCTCCAAATATGGCCGTTGCCATAGACTGAGATTGCATGGCTAAAATTGTTTTTAAAACGAGCGGTAATAGTGTCGCAATAAAACCTTCAAGCCCATCAGATGCTAATCCTAAACCCTCAATCATTTTACTTCCAGCTGCATCAAATGCCGAAGCAAAACCTTCAGCAACTGCAGCCTGCCTTTCCTTTGCCTGGTCAAGCGAATCCATATAGTCGTTAATAGCAGCAGGCACCTTAATATTTTCGCCAATCGACTTAAACTCTTGGCCGATCATTTTATTGACATCCTGAAAATCCTGCAGCTCGCCCCACAGTAAATCGGTATCAATATCGGTACTCAGTGAGCTTGCTGCTTTCACATCAATATTAACCATACCCATGCCATTCTTTACACCATTGGCATAAGCTTGGCCTGCAATTGCTCCGGCTACGGTTGCATCTTCAGCACTAATCGAAATAAGTTCAATCTTCTTTTTCTGATTCAGGGTATTGTTCCAGGCATCCATGTAGTTGTCGGCAATATTTTCGGCCGAAGTTCTGGCGATATCGGCAGCTCCCTGAAACCCACTGGCGAGTGCTTCCTTAATAGCTCCGGCATCGAAGGTGAAAATACCTTTGATTAATCCGCCAATCGTTTTCAGGTTATTCCAGATCATCTGGAACGGAACTTTAACAATCTCCCAAAGATTTTTAAAGCCAAGTTTGATATACTCAACAGCACCGCGAAATACCATCGACTCGTTATATAGGTCGATAAAGTAATTGGCGATGTTCACCAATCCCTTAATGCCTTCGTTAGCCATGCTAAGTAGAGCTGTTTTCGCTCCGGTTATCATCTGGCTTGTGCCTCCAAATACCTGTGCTCCTACCGTGTGAAACTCAGCCAGCTCGTTGGTCCAGTCAATCTGTGCCTGCGTAGCGTTATCAATAACCCCCTGCATGGTCAAATCTATTTCGGAGAGCGAGCGTATAAAATTCACTGCATCCTCACCTGGACCACCAAAAATATCAGCCAAAGCCTGACCAACGGCAGGGCTTTGTTGCGGTAAGCTTTGCAGCTGCTTACTTACCAGCTGCATCACTTCGAACATGCTTTTATTACCGCTCGAGATATCCTGTTGAATTTGGGTTGACGATAGGCCAATAGCATTCAGTGCGTCCTGTGTGCCCTGTGTCATTTCCCGCAATCGGATCGATCCCTCTTTAATGGCATCGGCCGATTTATCGGAGAAAACACCCATTTTATTGCCTTGAGAGATAACAGCTAGCATCTGCTCTGCATCGAGACCAGCCTCTCTGAAATGGGTTGAGTATTCGTTTATCTGCTCCAGAAAATCACCACTCGAATTTGCTGCCTCTGCAAACCCGGTGTTCATAATATCGAAAGCATCTTTATTGGTGATTCCAAACTCGCGCATTAATGCGTTCGACGCTTTCAGCGTTTCATTTACATCTTGCTCATACGAACTTGCAAGCGCCTGAACCTGCCCGGTTGTAGCATCGAGAGCAGCACCCGTTAATCCGGTTAATGTTGCGATCTCTGTTCGTACATTCGAAATCTCTTTGGCATAGTCAAATACGGCATCGGCAGCCTCCATTACCTTATCGGCAGCAAAAAGGGCTCCCGCAGCAACGGCAGCCCCTTTCAGCATGCCCTTCATGCCGCCGATCTCTTTGCCAAACTTTTGCGTTTGTGCCTCAAAATCGAGTATGTATTTGAAAATCTTAGCCATTGTTTACGATCCCCATTTTTTTGCCAATGCCTCGAACCGCTTACGGCTCGACGGGCGTTGCTCTTTCTTTCCTTTTTGTTTCAGCTCTTTGTCTCCTGGCATTTCCCACATATCTGTTTCAATCGCTGTCCTTTTCTTACCTGGGAATAACCATCGGTAAACCATGCGGCGTCCTAATCGCCAAATACTCAAATCAACTTCGCGAACAATGCCGATCAGAAAGTCGCGTTCGCCTTTTTCTTTAAGTATGAAAGCCTCGTAAGCTTCCTGCCATTGCGACAGGGTAAGCCCGAGAAAGGTCTCGAGGCTCATCCCTATCTGTCCAACAGCAATACCTATCTGCTCGTCGAGCGTTAGCTCAACGCTCTCGTTACTTCCTTCTCCGCCGGAACTGAATCCGGCTGTTGCTTTTTTCCCTTTTGCTCCAGGTCTTCGGCTGCCTTCAGGCGGCTAAATACTTCGAGCACGTCCATCTCTACTGTATCAATAAACTCGTCGAACGACAGTGAGAGTGGCGTTCCGGCTCGTTTAGCACAGTCGCGGGCTGTAAAGTACACATAGCCCATCATAGCTGCTATTGAGCCTTCGCCCAACTGCTTTGTACTGAAGCCAGCGTTTTCAAAATCGTATTGTCCGCGAACGGTACGGTAAAATGGATAGGTCTTCCCCTGTATTTCAATTGTTGTCTTAACTGCCATTGGATTGTCTTTTTATTCGGTTGCTGTTGTTTAAAATTTCCCCCTCGCTTGTTTTCGCGAAGGGGAATTGCTATTTATTCAAGATGATCGCCATTAGGCCACGGATTTAATTTCTGGTTGAGTCGACAGCGTAATCGTTGCCGAGTAGGTTGCATCACCGTCGTGCGGATCTTCGGAACCACACTCGCTCACGTAACCGTAAGCTTCCATGTATTTGTCGCCGGTATCTTCAACGGTATCGATGGCGTTTTCGTCGCCTGTTGGGCGGCCACTATATTTTATCTGCAACTTTTCGCGATCAAGACGTGCTTGCTCCAATGCAAAGAAGTCGTCGCCATCGTAGCTTTTCAATCCGGAGATTGAAATTGTAGACGGAGCATGGCGTCCCGGTTTAACGGTCGTTTGTCCGCCATCGTCCTTATCCGAACTTTCGCGCATGTTTGTGCTTCCACTATACGAGTGGCTGGTGGCGTGCGCAAAAGGTGTCCAAATCGGAGCCACGTCGGTTCCTGTATTACGGTACAGCATAATGTCGCCACCAAAAATTACTCCTGTATTAGCCATTTTCTTTGGTTTTAAAAAGGTTGATTAATGCGGTAACTACCGATAAGTCGAAAATTGAATTGGCTATTAATCCTGCACCAACGGCATAAATGATAACCCAATACCACGTAATTGAATCGAATATGCCTAAGTTGAACCACCAACCTATAAATGCTAAGGTTATACTGATTAACCAACTCACCAACTTCGTAATAACTCCCGTCGAATTAATTATACCCTTTAGCCACTGCGTAATTGTAATTACGGCAGTTGCCAAAGCCGACAGGCTTACAAAATAAGATGCCGGGGAAAACCCGACGACAGTAGCCACCGCCTCGGATACTTCCTGGCAAAAGGCTACGACCGGAAGCATTAGAGCTACCAGCAAAATCATTAATAATCGAATCAGTGTTTTCATTCTATTCGGTTTAAATTATTTCCGTTTAATCCACTTTTCGGCCGTTCGACCAGGGAAGTAGAAGCCCATTACAATAATTACGAGCCAGAAAATTGTTTCTCCAATCTGCTCGTCGAAAGTCACACCGAAGCCCACGCACACCAAGTACACGGTTAGCAGCAGCATTGACCATAGTGATATGATTGGTCGTATGTTTTTGCTTAACGGAGTATCGGTTAGCATGTCCAGTTCCTGCCTGCGCGTGCCTTGCTCTTTGTTTGAGAAAGTTTTAGCCACATCTGCTCCGGTTTCGATAATATTTTCAGCATTATCGCCATCCATACCTAATATGTTTTTCAGGAAACTCATGCTTAGTACAGTTCAAAGTGAGGAAGATCATCAAACGATTGATCGGTAATAACCTCGCCATCCTTATCCCAGTTACCTCCCCAGCGTAGCCGATACATTACTTCGCCGCGTTCGAATAAGTCAGCAGCAATACCGCAGATCAGACCACCTAAAAAGCAAAGCGATGTTTGCGAGTAGTCGGCCTTACCATTTACATAGGGGTAAATATCTACAGCCTCGCTTGGCATGCCCTGGTGCTTACTTTTCGATGTTGTTCCGTTTAGCTTACTTTTCCCGGTACGGAAATACTCCAGTTGCTTCTCGAGCGAGCGGTGGCCTTCGGCAATACCAAAGTCTACCTGACTGGCTTTAATGGCAGCATTCATAATCACCTGTAGGTCGGGGTGGCATGTAGCTAATTTCAGTTTCGATTTTGTTGAAAATTCGTAACTCATTTTGTCTTCATTTCAAGGGTTCTCAAACGGTCTCCGTGGTCATTCAGTCTGTTTTCATTCACACTTACCCTACGATCCAAACTTTTCAACTCTCCCTCGTGAGCAACAAGCGCTTGTCCGTGCTTTTCGCCCTGGTCAATCATCCGGTCTAATCGCTGGTAAATGCCATCTACAGCTTTGCGTATAGCCCACCACAGGATCGCTGAGCCAGCTGCAATAACGCCTGAGAGAATCCACATTTTAACTTCCATTTGAAAATCGGTTAAAAGGTCTTTAAAAAGCCCCGCCGCCAAACGTCGGTCAGGACGGCGAGGCTATGGAATAGGAAGAACTTTCGAATTAGGCATTTTCTTCGACCAAGGCGATCACACCTTTTTGGTCTTTGCGAGCCTGGCTGGCACCAAAGCGAGTCCATGTTTCGATGATAGTTGCACCAAGGAAACCCGGAGCATTGGTATTGATGGATGTTTTCAACATACCTTCAGCCGATGCCACCATTTTGTCATGCCAGAACAAGGCCGTTGGGCAGTCGGTAGCAGCTACAGCCGAATCGATTGCTTTTTTAGCGTAAGCACTGGAGTACAACAACCCGGTGTGCATTTCTTCGGTACTGCGCGTCATGATTTCGATACCCATGATGCGTCCGAGAATTCCCTGCTCCAACTTGCTGGTTTGTCCCAACTTATCGTAATCAACAAACTCGGCAATTTTCAACAGGTCGCTGTAGAAGTCGGCACTAACCAAGGCAAACAAACCTCCAGGAATGCCGCTCATGTTCATGCGCATGAGCATGTTGTGCACCTTAACCATGTCGTCTTTCGTTACCGCTTTACGGTTATTGATAACACCACCGCCATCTTTTGCAACATTCGACACGCGGCTGGCGCCAGTTGTTTTCAACACTTGAGCGGCAACAGTTGGCCCCCAGTTTACGGCGGCAATATCGGCTACGCGGGTATTGATCACCGAGGCTTGCTGAGCCTGCTTAGTTGCCCGCTTGTTATAGTTCAATGCAAACTCGTCTGGTAAGTCAACCGCAATCGGGTCGGCATACACCAGGGTTGTTGAATAGCTGTCGCTATCGTCTTCAGCCTTTTGGATCTGCAAAGGCAAGGTGCTAGGCTGTCCGCTCTTTGCCTTATTCAATTTACCTTGAACAGGGCGTTCCACTGTTTTAGTGGTATCGGCAATGCCTGTTTCCTGGATTGAATGCTTATAGAAGCTATTATCCGGGAAAATCTGTTTCTGTAACTCTTTCGAGTATTTAATAGGACTAATTTCAGCCATTGTATAAGCTTTTTAAAGGTTAATCAATTTGTCCGGCAGTACCGATTACTTCGAAAACAGTACCATTGTAAACCGCTTCAACGGTTTTCGTTTTTCCGGCAATACCAACCACACTTGTACCGGTGATTCCGGTTCCGAAGATGGTGCTTTCGGTAGCAGCTGTTTTCATACGGATTACCAAACGAGCACCTACTTCGAGGTCTTCAGGAATGGTCAGGTTAAGAGTACGGTCGCCCGTAGCCGGGGTCGATACACCATCGATGATGGTCAGACTATTTTCGAGTTCGATAGCCTGGTCGCCTGATGCCGATAAAGCAACTTCAGACGCTGGTCCAAATGGATATTTGATAATATTTGACATCGCTGATCAATTTTCAGGATTAATTACTCGTATTTAGCATCGTCAGCTGCTTTCAGCTCGGCGAACTTCTCTGGTTCAAGCTTCTCCATCTTAGCCAAGGCTTCAGGATCGTTCCGCTCGTACCATTCAAAGTCCTTGTCGTTTTTTGCGGCGCCGCCACCTCCATTTGCTTTAGCTTGCGCAACCAGCTCACTCATGCGAGCTTGACCGCCTCTTTGCGCCGAAGCCTTCGGAGCTTCAATTTTATCGAGACCTAACATGTCCATAAACAGGTCAAGATCTGCCACGGCCAACTTGCGGAACTTTGCTTCGTTGCCGGTTTCGCCGTCGGTTACAACACCTGTTTTCTTTCCAACAGCAATCAGGCGGTTCACCAGCTGTTCGCTAGGCTTATTGTCGTCGCCGGTTGGCAAGTGATCAAGAGCTGCAACAATTTGATCCTCGTTGGCATTGTCGGCAATGTCGCAACCAAGACCTTTTAGTTTTGCAATTACTTTGTTCATTGATTTTGAATTATGTGATTCATTTATTTTTGCCACCAGTCGCATCGGCTCCAGGGCGGCCAACTCTTTCTTTCCGGTTGTAATAACCTCGTCAACCAATTTGGCCTGCAATGCCTCGTCGGCGGTGTACCAGGTATCGGTGCGCATGGCGGTCGTAATTTCGTCGTCGCTCATGCCTCGCTTCGAGAGCAACACCTTCAGCGTATCTTTCAGTGCCGAGATTGACTTTTGCGCTTTAGCCGAAAGCTTTCTAACAGCCTCTCCGTTTTCGTCGATCATGTATGGAGCATGGATCATCACCTTAGCATAGTCATTCATCGTCACCTTGTCGGCAGCAGCCAATAGGATAGCGGCCATACTTGCAGCAATACCATCAACTTGTGCGATAATGAAAGCCTGCGAAGCCATCATCTCGGAAACGATGCTCAAGCCGTGATCGACAGAACCACCATTAGAATTAATGCGGATCTTCACCTCGTCGTATTCGCGGCCGAGCCAGCGTAGTTCTGCAGCAAAGCGGTGTCCGTTAATTTCGCCATTCTCCACATCGTCGCCAATGTCGCCGTACAACGTCATTTCAACAGCCTTTCGTTCGCGGTTTACTATTTTCGAAAAATTCAACTCCATGCATTGGGTTCTTAAATTGTGTTTCGGCAAAATCGCCCTACCTTCGCGGTAGCTTTCGAAACCAAAAGTCAAACTATTTTTGGGGCAAAAAAAGAAAGTGTCCAAGCCTAAAACCCTTTCGTCCAACCCTTTTACATTTGCTTTTTACAGGCATTTGAAATGCTGATTTTTGGGGAAATGATTTCATGCACCAAAGCCGTTTTGGATTTTGGAATTTGGAATTTGAAACCCAAAAAGAATGGCAGTAACACGCAACGCAGCAATCGAAGAATTATTTAATGCAGGTTGGGAGCAAAAGGATATCGCCCGCATACTGAAGTTATCGGAGGTAACCGTATCGCGCTATGTCACCAAAAAAGGACTTCGCAAAACACGCTCGTTGCAATCGCTGGCCAAGCAAACATCCGAAGAGAACGCCTTGATTGCCCTGGAGCACCAGACTACCGTCATTCGCTTAATTGCCGAAAAGCTCAAGAGCGCCCTTACCGACAATCCTGATCTGGAGCAATTAAAGGCAGCACTGATCCCTAAAGGAGAGATCGATGCCGTGCAAAAGCTGTTTACCACCATTAAAGGAAAGGAGCTGGAATGGTCGGGCGTGGTTAAGATCATCCGCGAGTTTACAAGCTACCTTAAAGAGCAGGACCCGCAATTGGCACAGGAAATTATTGATCATGCCGACGACTACATTAACGAAAAGCGGAGGGTGATGTCATGACCGGGATAATGCGACTGAAAGAAAAGCAGGAGTACGAAGCCTGGTTGCAGGAAAAGGCAGCCATTAAACGCCTGAGCCCGGAGAGCCGCGAGAATGACGGGCAAAAAAAGAAACGCATTGCCGACCTACTGGCACCGGGTAACGAGACCAAGTTTTTTAAATATTACTTCAGTCATTTGGCCGATGCTGAATTTGGCTACTTCCATAAAAAGGATGTGAAGCATATTGTAGAACACCCCGACGTTTTTGCGATGCTGGAGTATCCGCGCGAACATGCCAAGTCGATTCTGTGCGACATTATGCTGCCTATGCTTTTGAAAGCTAAGGGCGAGCTTAGCGGCATGATGCTATCGAGCGCCAACCAACAAAAAGCCAACACGCTTTTGGCCGATATTCAGGCAGAGTTGATGTTTAACCAGCGATACATTGCCGACTTTGGCGAACAATACAACCAGGGTGCCTGGAAGGATGGCCACTTTACCACCACCGATGGCGTTGGTTTTTGGGCTTTTGGTCGTGGTGTTTCTCCACGTGGTACCCGCAAAAGTGATAAACGCCCGAACTACGGTGTTTTCGACGATATTGAAGATTCAACACTGGTACGCAACGAAAGCCGGGTACTGGAAGTTGTCGATTGGATTTTGGGAGACTTTTTCGGGGCTATGCCCATTAAAGGATCTCGCCTGATTGGGGCAGGAAACCGAACCCATAAACGAGGTGTGGTGGCGCATATTGTTGGCGATATAGAGCCGGACGATCCCAAACGAGATGGTCTGTATCACAGTAAGGTGTTTGCGCTCGAAAATCCGAGAACACGTAAAAAGGACATCTCGGAGAAGGGGGTCCCGGCTTGGAAGGAACGCTACACGCGGGAGATGATCCTGGAGAAAATGCGCAAGATGGGTTGGCGTATTGCCTTACGCGAATTATTCCACGAGCATATTGTAGAGGGTAAAACCTTTAAAGAAGAGCATTTGCCTTGGGTTGAATGCTTACCACTGACAGCCTACGATGCACTGATCACTTACAACGACCCCAGTTACAAGGCTAACCGCACGAGTGACTTTAAGTCGATTGTTCTGGTCGGTAAGAAAGGACGGCACTATGATATTATCGACTGTTTTGTGCGGCAATGTACCACGGCCGAAATGGTGCGCGGGCACTATTACCTGGCATCGAACATACCATCACACATGGATTGTCGGCATTACATGGAGGCCAACTTTATCCAGGACTTAATGATGGAGGAGTATTGGCGAGTGGGTGAAGAACAAGGAACGACTTTAAGAATTAGAGGCGACAAACGCAAAAAGCCGGACAAGACCGTGCGCATTGAAAACCTAACCCCACTCACCGAGCAGTGTTTTATTCGTTTCAACAAGGCGATGAAACACAAGCCCGACATGCAGGAGCTGAGAGCCCAGTTTTTAGGCTTCCCAGATGCCGATCACGACGACGGCCCCGACAGTGTGGAGGGTGCCGTTTGGTTGCTAGATAAAAAGAAGGGTAAGAACCGCAACAGCGAAGGATTTAAAACCGGACAGTATGCCCGGTCAAACAATAGATCAATTTATTAACCATTTAAGCAAGTATTATGGCAACAGCGAAACAACCCAAAGAATTGAAAAGCCAGTATTTTCAGAATCCACAGGATTTGACTGAATTTATCAATAGCAATAAGCTTACCATTGTTGCGATTACGGCTTTCGACCGTTTTCAGGCTTTGTACTACTACGATAAATAAACTGAGCGATGCAATTTTTAACTGCAAATGATTTAACCGGGGTTATTGGTGCTAATAGCCTGACAACACTGCGAGGCGTTGACGATGCCAACCTGGATACAGCTGAAAGTTTAGCACTATCGGAGCTTGACCCGTTACGCATAAACTACGACATCGATGCCGAGTTGGCAAAATCCGGATCCGGGCGTAATGCGATGCTCGTGCGTATGCTGGTACATATTACGGTGTACTACCTCTACAACACGGTAGAGGATGTTGATATTCCAGAGCGGGTAGATACCAACTATAACAACCAGCTGAAGGATATCGAAAAAATGGCGGCCGGTAAAAAGGCGTGCACACTCGATGCGCTTTTATCTGATGTTGACAGCAAACCCAAAAGCAACTACCGCTTTGGCGGCGATACGCCAAGAGACTATAATATCTTTTAGATTTTAAGATGATAGATATTAGACTGAGAACTTTAAACTTTAAACTCGAAACTCAATGAAGTTTTTTTCATTTCGAAATAAAGACACTCAAACGCCGGTTGCGGCTACCAAAACAGAGCAGCCTAAAAGCGACAAAAAAGGCGGACGCCTTAGCGATAAGGTAAACCGGGCACAGCCCGACCGTGTGCGCATGGAGCTTGGAACGTTGCGCGACAAGGTAATGGAGGCTAAAGATCCGGCAAACCCATCGTGGGTGGAGCTGTACAAGATCTACGAGAACACCATGACCGACCCGGAAGTGATTACCCAGCGACGCATTGCCGAGAACAAACTGAAGGCCGAGCCCTTTGTAGTTCGTAAAGATGGAACCGACAATGAGGAGGCAGCCTTATTATTTCAAAAGCCCTGGTTCGATAAGTTTCGGGAGCTGCTAATTTATAAGGAGTTTTTTGGGTATCGCGTTATGGAGTTTGGTCAGTTCGACGAGGACGGGCAGTTTATCAGTTGCCGCTTATTCCCGCTACTAAACGTTTACCCGCACAACCGCAATATCATTATCAACGAAACCGACACGGCCGGCATTCCTTATGCCAACGAAGATCCGGAGAAAGGCGAGCTGGTAAATCCTTACGATTTCTTTTTGATTGAGCTTGGTGAACCCGACGAGCTGGGATTGCTGGAAGTGTTGAGCCGCGAGGTTATTATTAAAAGTTTTGCCCGGCGCGACTGGAACGAGCACTCGGAGAAATGGGGACAACCGCGAATTGTGGTTAAAACCGATGCCGAAGGTAACGACCTGGACCGGGTTGAAAAGGGAGCTGCTAACTTTAGCCGAAACGGATATGCGATTGTGGGTATTGACGACGAGGTTGAAAAATTTGAGGCCAGCAACAACGGAAGTGGCTACCTGATCTATGACAAAAACATTGATAAGAGCGACATGTATATCGCTAAAATCATCAATGGTCAGTATGGTGTTGGCAACGAGCAGAGCTTTGTTGGTACGGCCGAAGTTGCCGAACGCATTCTCGACGACTTCATGTTTGCCCGTTTAAACGAGGCTCAAAATGTGATTAATTACGAGTTAATTCCGTTTTTAATTCATTGGGGATATCCATTGGATGGGGTGAAGTTTGTTTTTCCTCGTGTGGAAGAGTACAAAACACATACGGCTGCAAAGCCAGAGCCCGAAGATCCGGAGACTGATCCGGAAGATCAGGACAGCAACGACGGTAAAAAAGCCAATGCCCGCCTAAAAAAAAAAGTGGGTTTGGTAAATCCCTGGTAACGGCTCGCCGTCATCCCGAATTTAGTTCGGGATCTCGACTAAGTTTTGTTGCTGCAGGTAACGATGTAACCGGACTCGCAGCTGTGTTTGCCGAGTATGCCAAGCAGGTGAAACAAGGCACACAGATCAACATTCGAAAAACGGGCTATACCGATCCGCGCTTTGCTTTATACAATAACCTGCAAGCCGACGCAGCCCGTTTTGCCGCTTTCCGCGAAGCACAGCGAGAGCATGAACTGGCAGCAGTACGAACCGACCTGGATAAAAAGCGCATCAACCAGAAGTATGCTGAGTTTCTAAAAACCGAAAAGCAGACGATTTTCGCCAATGCTGCAGCTGCTGAACGCTGGATGGGATTTACCGAGAATGCCGATATTTACCCAAACTTAGAGTACCGTACTGCAGGCGATAAGGATGTGCGCGACGAACATGCCCGCCTCGATGGGCTCATCCTACCAATAAACGACCCATTCTGGCGCACGCATACCCCGCCACTTGGCTTTGGATGCCGGTGTGAGTTGGTGCAGACCGATGCACCGGCCAATAAATCGGCCGAAAAATACAAGGACTACGAATTAACAACTGCGCCGCGTGGCTTCGACTTCAACCCAGGTACTTCGCAAAAACTGTTTTCCGATACGGCAGGGTATTACACCAGCGCATCGAAATCGGAAGCTGAGAAGCTGAATAAACAGGCTACTGATTTTATTTTTAACCTAAGTAAAGATGCTGTACGCAGTGTCATGATGGGGTCGAATACCGTTGTTAGCCCAAAAGGTTTTAAAAAATGCAGGCTCTCAAATT